TTATGCCGCTTTGTGGCTGTCTTCCTGACCATGGATATACGGCGGCACATATGCTTCCCGGCAGGTATCCAGATAATCCGACCACCACTGCATCATCGCCTTACGGGCTTCCAGATGTTCGGCCTTATGAATGTAAGCCAGACGTACGGTGTTGCGCTCCTGATGACTCATCTGGCGTTCTACTGCATCCTTTGCCCATAAACCCGACTCCATCAGCGCACTGCATGCCATCGCCCGAAAGCCGTGGCCACAGATATCCTTTTTAGTGTCGTATCCCATTAGGCGCAGTGCCTTGTTCACGGTGTTTTCGCACATCGGTTTATACGGGTTGTGGTCGCCGGGGAACACCAGTTCATGGTCTCCGGATATTTCCTTAATCCGTTTCAGAATGGCGACGGCCTGTTCTGAAAGTGGCACGATATGCGGCGTGCGCATTTTTGCACCTCGCCCGGAATAACGTACGCCTGCAATGGCTTCGCGTGTCCCGGGTATCGTCCAGACCCGGTTCCTGAAATCAATCTCTGACCAGCGGGCAAAACGCAGTTCACTGGAGCGAATGAACACATGTAACGTCAGCAGGACGGCAAGCCGGGTGAGTTCCCGTCCCTGGTGATAACCGTCAATCCGTTCAAGCAGTTCAGGAAGGCGCTCTAGTTGCAGGGCAGGATAGTGGTGTCTGACGGGCGGTGTCGTCACGCCGTCAAGGTTTGCCGCCGGGTTACTGTCGATTAACCCCTGATGAACCGCATAACGCATGATGTTACTGAGGTGCTGCCGCGTGCGGGACGCAACTTCCAGCAGGCCTTTTCCCTCAATGCCTTTCAGCAGGTCAATGAAATGACGAGGTTTAAGCTCTGACACTGACAGATGACCAATCACCGGAAAGATATGATTGTTAAGGCTGGCAAGCAGACGGTCAGCGGTATTCTGCGACCATTTCTTATTGCTTTTATGCCACGCCAGCGCCACGGTTTTAAACAACTTCTCCGGTGTGCAGGCTCCTCGTTCAGCGGCACGTTGCTGCGCCGGGTTGATGTTCAACGCCAGCATTTTACGGATACCTTCACGCTGCTGGCGGGCATCAGACAGGGAGACAGCAGGATAGGAACCCAGAGCAATGCGGGATTCTTTGCCGTTAATACGGTATTTGAGATACCAGTGACGGGAACCGCCCGGTTTGACCAGAAGATACAGACCGTGGGAATCGGAGACTTTAAAGGGTTTATCAGTGGGCTTGAGAGTGCGGATTTTCGCGTCGGTAAGAGACATATGGGGGTCACTCCATTATCGAACTAACCTGACCCCAGATTTGACCACCAATTTTTCCCGATGCGGAGGGTAAAATCAAAATGCACCGGGAAGAGTTTTCACGCTAACCTGTTGAATCAAAATAACATAAGGATTCGCAAGGATGTATGAAAGCAGGAAATTGGCTCCTCTGACTGGACTCGAACCAGTGACATACGGATTAACAGTCCGCCGTTCTACCGACTGAACTACAGAGGAATCGTGTGAACGAGGCGCATACTACTGGCCTCGCATTTTTGTGTCAACACTAAAATTAACCTGCTGATTCAAATGGCTAAATTTAGCTCAACACGTTGTTTTAGTGAACAATGCGCCGATCGCCTTCGTCCTGCAGGCCATTCTCACGTCTACGCGCCAGCGGATCCTGGCGGTAAAAGTGGCAAAAACGCTGCCACAGGGCCGGGAAGCGAGGCGCGAACAGTTCAGGCGCACTGAAAAAATATTCCGAGAGGACAGCAAAGCATTCTGCGGGATCGGTGGCGGCATAGGCGTCAATACTGGCGGCGCTTTCGCCGACCAGATCGATCTCATCCTGAATGTTGTTCATCGCGGCGTGGAGATCGTGCTCCCAGCCGGCAACTTCACGCAACGGGATAAGCGGCACGCCGCTGGCCCGGTCGCCGTTCCGCGTATCAAGCTTATGCGCCACTTCATGCACCACAAGGTTAAAGCCTGACGCATCAAAAGAGTCTTGAATATCCAGCCAGTTCAGCACTACAGGACCCTGTTGCCAGCTTTGTCCCGACTGTACCACCCGCTGGTTGTGGACCAGACCAATATCATCCTCCCATTCATCATCGACGATGAAAGGGGCAGGGTAGATCAGCACTTCATGGAAGCCATCCAGCCACTCAATGCCCAGCTCTAGCACCGGCAGACAAAAGAGCATAGCAATGCGCGCCTGATGCAGCGGGGTCAGCTCCAGCCCCTGCAATGCCACCAGCCGCTTTTGCTGTAAAAAACGGGCAGCCATCTGCGTGAGCTTGTGCTGCTCAGTGGACGAAAGATGGGCTAAAACCGGAATGGCAAGCGCTTGCTCCCAGGGCATCTCTGCGTTGCCGGACTCATCATCTGCTTTCCAGGGCCATTTAAACATCATATTGCTCGCAAAGTCGTCACTTGAACACAATTACCGAAACGGGAGCTATTAAAATGCCAAAGATCCTGGCATTATAGCAACCATCACAGCGGAGAGATGCCGGAGCGGCTGAACGGACCGGTCTCGAAAACCGGAGTAGGGGCAACTCTACCGGGGGTTCAAATCCCCCTCTCTCCGCCACTATTCAAACACTTACAGCATTCCCTTTCAGTGACCTGCATCCCGATGAGAAAAATTGAGAAAATCCACTGAGAAAAATTCTAGCGCCGAAGCATGCTCCGACGCCAAAGAATCATCTCATTTTCTTGTCCAAAGTCGGGCTGATTTTAACTTTCCTGTCGTAAACAAGTACCTGTGATTCTGTCTTATGACCACTGAATTTTTGCTTGTCTCTGCCCGAGCCTTCATAGTCTGAGATCCCTTTAGCCTTTAGATCATGGAAGGTGCAATCAAGTGGCCTACCAAGTTCTTCAGAAGCCGCGTTTCTCGCTTTTCTCCATGCCTCATTAAATCCCTTGTACGAATAACGCTCACCATACATTGTCCTGATAACAGGGCCATCCTGTCCCCATTCCCTGCAAATATCAACAGCCGCATTGAGGCGCTCAGTCCAGGCTTTGATCTGTTTAATACCAGTCTTACCTTGCTGTATAAAAATTCCTTTATCAAGAATCTGATTCCAGTTCATTTTAAGAACATCAGAAACCCTTGCTGCGCAAAGATACGCAATTTCCATCGCGGCTTTAACTGCAGGCGTCGCATGAGTGAAGATAGCCATATACTCTTCATCGGTGATGTATCTGTCGCGCTGTGGTTTAGGAAACTTATCGACACCAACGCATGGATTACCTGGTACAAAACCACGCTGATAACCCCAGCGGTATACACGAGACATTGAACTATGCTCGTGATTAGCCTGAACACGGCTTCTTTTACCACGTGCATCCATGTAGCGCCGGACGTGTTCAGGTTTAATGGCCTTTGCTTCTGCATCGCCGAAAACCGCTAACAAGTATTTTTCATGTGCCAGGTAATCTTTTTGTGTCCTGGGGGCAAGGTCTGCATAGTCAGCACTCTTTAAAAATTTTTTCCACAATTGTTGAAAGGTGAGTAGTTTCTTTCGACCTTCAACGACTTTCTCGTAAGCTAACCAAACCTCCGCTTTAGAAGCGTTTGCTGGGGCTAGATTCTCGGTAGTACCTCCTGGCTTCCAGTAGTAACCGGAAGGGCGGAAAAACACACCCTTCGGCATCCACTCATTACCAGGCGCTCTTTTGCGGCCCATATTATCTCTCTACAGCGTCAAAGTTCATGCCTGGAGTAGGCATATGGCCTGCTGGTGGAAGTATGCGTTGTACGGGATGGTTAATATGAAACCAGGTCGTTTTGATTGCTCCGTCCCGGCGTTCAATAAAAAAGATCCCGTTCTGCGTTAATACCTCTTTCTGCAGTGACTTTTGGGGCGAACCCGTGGCCTCTGTCAGTTCTTCATCAGTCAGGAAGCGATCGCTCATGAGTTGTTCTCCACTGAACCGGCTGCAACCGGTTATCTGCCACTATATGAACAAGACGAACAGCCACCACGCAGTCCGTCATTACACCTTTTACACAGCTGGTGGTCCTCCCTTACCCCTTTAAACTGGTTATAAATTTCCGCTGGTACAATTACCGGCATAGGGACCAATAATCGTTGACTACGTAGTGATGCGATTTCTGCAGTGCGTTCGAGGTACAACGTTTTCCAGTCACTTGCTTCAGTCTTATATGCGGCCAAAGCATCCCGCATGCGCCGCCAGCGGCGACGCTTCAGCTTGTTCGCTTTCACTTCACCTCCTGCGGGGTTGCTGGCAGCGGCATCCAGTGGGTTATTTTGTCCTCCCACACAAAGCCAGGAATAAACTGCTCACCATTAAACAACTGCACATCGAAGTCGCGGCCATCACTAACAAGATAATCCCCGCGTTCTGGCAATTTCTCGCTTACCGGAACCCATCTATCTGAAATCATTGGGATGCTGCAATCAGCGGCTGCGAGCATTTCCTCGGTTTCCGCAATCAGGTTGTGAGGCAGTTGGCTTCCTGCATTTTGCATGCCACGGCCAAATACCAGCCAGCGACGAAGCATGGACGCCGAACCATCCGGAATTACCGGAGAGTTGCCGCAGCGCGACTCGGAATTTTTTTTAAAGGAATCCAGTGCTGGCGCGGTCTGGATGCCGCAGCGCGACTCGGCATTTTCGGCACCCTGCAGCATGGCGGCGCGGCGGTTTACCACCTCGATTAACGCTTCTTCGGCATCACACAGGCAATCAGCAATACCGCGGCGATCGCCGTCGAAGCCATTCAGGTCGAGGCGTATTCGTGCAACCTTCTGCAATGCGTCCAGCACATCCTCCGGCACTACCGGCGCGGGCTGCGCTGGTGATGCCTCACGATAAACAGGAATATACCCAGGACCAGCGTCCTCACTTCCAGCCTCGCCATCAACCACCCCGCGAGCCAGATACGCATCATTGAGCCAGGCTATTGGCTCATGTTCTGTTTCCGGATCTGGCTGCGCGTGGCGATATACCGGGAGCGGGTTGTTCAGCCGATCGGCATACTGTGGTTCGTAAATCATCCCGCGACGGTCGCCGTCAGTGAATCCATAAGGCTCGCTGTCCATTGCGGCCAGAGCCATGCGGGCCAACTCCTCGGCCTCTTCGGCTGGTAGCATTACGTTGCTTCCGGCGCCGTAGGTTTCACGCCAGGATTTAATTTTTTCCAGGCGTTCTCTGGTTATGGTTAATTTGCTGGTCATTGGTTGGCTCCCGTCGTATTTACCTGGTTGCGGTTAGATCGGCATACCAGCGCCCAAAAATTCATTTCGCAAATCATCGCCGCTAGCACTTCGGCCCGACGACGCTCCCCTAATTTATTGGACTTCCCAACAGACCGCCGACGCTGACGCATCACCTTTCGTGTATGCGCCGCCTGTACTTCTTCACGACGCTGTTTTGAGGAGTAAACACCCTTTGCAGGGATTTTCCGCGCCTGTTTCTGGTAGGCAGTTAACAGGTCATGTACGTCTGATGATTTGGTCATGGTTGACTCCAGTTATCCTCGATAGCCACACCCAGGCGGTGCAACCAGTCGGCAAGTTTCAGCATCGACTCACGGTCGCTAAGACCGCTGGGGAAGTCGTCCAGAGCTACCACTGGTTTAAATGCACCGTAACGGTCACGTTCGACGGTGACGTATTGCTCCAGCGTTGTTCCGCGAAAGCTGGACGTGTGCCTAACGAGATACTTTGAAACTCTGCCTCGCTCTTTTGGGTCGTATTTGTACTCAACAAGCGTCATGTTGCTGCGCCTGGAATCAATTCCGAAGAAGTCGAGCAGGTTAGCCATCACTCAGCCTCCACTTGATACTTTTCGAACCAGAACACCACCGGGGCGTTAGTTGGCTGAACTAGGCCGAATGATTCCGCTGTGCGGTAGCTTCTCGATGCCCGGCGAGTCACATCAATCTGAGTTGCAATGCGATTGCGAAAATCCTCAACCGTGCTGCACATTTTGAACAGGTTGCAGGGGATGCATGCCGGTACCATGTTGCTGACCGTATCGTTTTCTGGCCTGTCCATTGCGTAGCCGTTACTGATATTTCTTCGCACCGCTTCGACATGGTCAGCGTGCCATTTGTCGCCAAGTTTGCAGCCGCAGTAAGCGCAGCGTCCTCCAAACTTCATGCGCAGCTCAGTGCGCTGTTTTTTGGTCAGTGCCATCTACTCAGCCTCCCACTTGATGCCAGCGGCGGTTATCGCGGCTATATCAGCCTCACGAACACCCTCAGCCAACCTACGGAAGGCTAGCGCTAGCGTTTTATCGTGAACCTCAGCCAGAAATTCGTTGATATCTACCAATTTCACGGTGACGGTGCGGGACTCCAGCTCGGTGATGCGTTTAGCGGCGTACTGATTGCCTTTCTCTAGCTGCTCGATACGGTCCTCCTGCTGGTTGATATGGTCATCCTGTGCGGCGTTCGCACGCTGCGCCTTCTCCAGCGCCTCTTCTGCCGCATTCGCTCTGTCACGCTCACGAACAAACATGTTGTGCGTTCTGTCTATGGCTTCCCGACGCGCTTCGGATGTCTTCTCTGACTTCTCCAGCGCCTCTACCAGCGCGAGGGCTTCCCCCTCTTTCAGCACTACAGTGTCAAAGTTTTCGAGCTGATTTTTGATTTTGGCAATCAGCGCCAGTTCGGTGATATCAGTCATGCTTGGCCTCCTGCTTGACGAGCGCCAGCCCATCCTTGATAAATGCGTGGTATTTCTTGCCGGTAAGCGCAGATTCAACCACTGGCGTCAGTGGCAGCAGGACCGAAATAACTTTTGAGAATTCTTCAAATCCGATATCGAATTTCTCGTATAGAAGCTCATCAAAATCAAAACCATCATTCCGCTGCTCGTCGGTGATGCCATACATAGCGCTCAATAATTCTTCAATATCAAAGTAGTCGATGCTCATTTGTCGGCTCCCTCGCGCAGCTGCCGGAAGTTATAGAGTGCCAGGCGGAAATCTTCAGCGTACGAGCGCTCAGATTCATAGCAGATAGTTTCCAGGTCTCCGCTATCGATGATTTCGGCGATGTTGGCAGGCACCCCATCAGCCTTAATCCCGGCTACGATGCGATCGGTGGCGGGGGTTTCCATAGCAGCTTTCAGAACATCGACGTACCAATCGCAGTACCGGTAATCCAGCATTCCATCAGCCTGCTCAATCCACATGTCGGGTGCGGTCGCAAATTCAGCGGCTGTCTTCAGCCCCACATTCTCCGCAGCCAGCTGATCACGTTCGGCGCGCAATTTTTCGACCTCAGAAACCAGCACTGCGTTAAGCTCTGCCAGTTGGTTAAGTGTTAATCCGTCGTTATTCATACAGCCTCCCCCAGCACCCAGCGCAGAGCATCAGCGTAATCGCCGCTGGCACCTTCGAGGGCTTTGGTAATTTCTTTGCGGGTTTTAAGGCGTGGTTTTTTATCGCCGAGAACCTGACGCTGACGACGCGCTTTTTCGTGGCCAGTAGTACCGGCGGTCGCTGATTCGATTTCTGCCACTTTTTCCCGCTGTTCTTCGGGTTTCAGTGATGCCAGTTGCCGTGCCTGGGTAACGGTCACTGTGCCAGCCTCCACCGCTTCCCTGACGGCCTGTGTGGCATCGAGAAGGGAGAGCGTTGCACGAACGGTCTGAACGCTGCAGCCAAACAACACTGCAATGTCGTCCTCATCGAGCCCGCGGTCGAGCTGGTCTGACATTTTTTTAGCCCGGCCAAGCGGTGTATCAGGTCGGCGAATTTCATTTTCGCTGACCATGTATTTAGCCATCTGATTTGCTGATCCGCGCTTAACGACCCCAGGAACAAGCAGTGGGTCTTTGCCCTCTTTCAAAAGAAGCTTATTTGCCTCCAGCGTATGTTTAACTCGCTGACGGCCAACAACTACGCAGGTGAGCCCCGTTTCAGGGTCTTTCCAGACGATGATAGGTTCCAGTACACCCAGCTCCTTGATGTTCAGAACCATCCCTTCGTCGATAGGAAGGTGGACCCGTTCATCGTAAAGCGGGTGAGTTTTGTCGGTAACGAGATGCAGGCTTTCAGGTTCGAACGTTAAAACATTCGTTTTGCCGCTGGCGCCGTATACAACCTTTGAGTCTTTAGCCATCAGACAGCCTCCGCATTGCTGGTGGCTGTCGTTGAGATACTCTTCAAATCGCGCATAGCTTCCAGGACGTGCATATTGCTGCGGGTTTTTGTGTGGCGTTCAACAATGCGATCACACTCTTTAGCCCAGGCCATTACCTCAGACCTCAAGCTTTTGTTTTCGGCATATATCCGTTTAACCCACTCCTGGACATCAACCCCTTCAGGGCATTCGCTGTTAAGGCGGGTAGCGGTAAGGGTATTGATTGCGGCGGAGCGTTCATCGCAAGCCTGACTGGTGGCCGCCATCGAGATATCAAGGCGTGATGCCAGTTCTTTTAAAAGTGCTGCTGATGCTGGTGGAAGGCCGTTAGCTGCCTCGTATGCTTCACGTATCAGCTGCTGTGCTGTTTTGTGCATGTCATTTTCTCCAACTGACGCGCTGCAACGCGCTATTTAGGGTGCAGCAACCCAACCCACGGGAATGGGGTAATTGCTGCTGTTTTTAATCAGGCCGCTGGTTTTTGTTCTTCAGGCTCTTTATAGGCGAGCAGATCACAAAGCTGGTTTATAACTTTGCAGAACTGGAACATGTCAGTACCAGCCTGGTGACGCCAGCGATAAGCTTTATCGTCGTCATCATCAAAACTATGATCCTGAGTATCGATGCGACGGAAGTGGAATTTATCGGTAAGCAGGAAAGAGACACCACAGCCTCTTAACTCCATATTATCGACGATGAAACCGGTGTTCAGGCTCTCCAGAATTTCACTGGTAACCGAAGTATGATCCGCCGAATAGCGGATAACTTCTTTCTGATCTGCAAGTCTGGATAGTTGGACATAATCACCAACCTCAAACCCGTCAAAAGCAGATTCTTCACCATCCAGGTGATTTTTAAGCCGTGTTGTCAGGCCATTTTTAATATCACTGATGTTGATAGTGACGGTTTTTACTGAGCCGATAACTTTCACAAGCATCGCGCCGACCATCCCGGCAATATTTTTATTAGCGGTGTTAATGATCAGAAGATTTTCTTCAGTGTTGTAAAGCGCCAGGAACAGGGATGATTTGATAAACGCCTGTTTGCAAAGCTGCACTCTTGCATCCTGAATGATGTTGTTACGGTCAGAACGTTTCAGTTTTTCACCGCATGCAGATTCGATGCGTTGGATGCGCTCATTGGCTTCTTTCATCACCACATGTTGGGGAATGATTTTTTCATCCCGACGCACAACGATGGCGTAACCGCCTGTGATTGGTGTTACCAGTTCACCAGTAACAGGGTTAGGAACGAAAGATGAGCGTGAAAATTCGGTTTCACCCAACTCAGAATAAGGCAGTTCGTGAAGGTGACCTTCAACGGCTTCTATGCTGGGTAACGTGGCCCGATAGACAATGGCGTTACGTAACTTTGATAATTTCATTTCGATGTCCTCTGCAAAGGATTGGTTAGCTATCTCCACACAACACAGAAGAGCACCTGCGGCTGCAAATCCGCCCGAGCGGATTGGGTGATGGGCCCGTCACTCGGTGGTGCTCTTGTGTCTTGTGTAAAAAGGGCGGTACCAGAAACAAAGGGAAACTGGCACCGCCAAGACTACACACAGCACAGTTATTAACGTTGTGGCGGTGGTGCCTCCACCTGCCGGTATTAGCCAATCTCGGCGACGTACACTGCCCGGAAACGTACTCAAAGAACGGGTTGGCTCGTCACGTGCGCATAGCCGCAATTACCACAACGAAGAGGGCACTGCCGGTGTCCGAATCGAACGGACCTTTTCCCTGCCCATCACCAGATATAGAACTATCCTGGCGTCTGGGATCGAACCAGACTCTGTGCCTTGCTCGTCAATGCCCTCATCGTTGTGCGCTGTGGTGACGGGATTTGAACCCGCATAACGTCCGGCCGGCCGCATGAGATAACCTGTGTTGCGAACATTGGTTAGTGCTCAACTCCCCACACAAGGGGCGCTCTATCCATTTGAGCTACACCACAACGGTAAGAGCACTGCCGCCACCCCTTGCGGGATAACCCGTCTATCTGCCTGGCGGTAGGGCGTTTCCTGGCATCTTCAGTGCTCTTGCCTGTTGTGTCCCCGTCTCTTCCGGGGTGTCACACCGTATCGCCACGATGGTGGATCGCTGTCGTGCATACCGACACTGACTTGCACATTCCGGTTGTCCTGAGAGCGCATGGTTCAAGGGACTCTCAGGCCGCTAACGCTGCATGTGCCATACAGCGGTTGTGAAAATTGCCGTTCACAACTGGAAGCGCACTCCTTCAGTAACAAACCAGTCCCCACGACCGATGGAAGATGGAATGCGCTTTCATGTTGTGTGCCTGCTTTTACCCACATCAGGCGAGGTGGATCCTGGTTATTCCCCAACAACAAGGATTCGGGTAATCTGGATGACTCTGGTCTAATTGGTTGAAATAAAGTGGAACTACTTTCTTTAAGGAATATGCTTTTATCTTTGGCATTGATACTTCCGATGGCGTCAAACGCTTCTGATGCTTCAGACCAACCAAGCAGCAGTCTAAGTGATGGCGTTGAAACCTTTTCAATTGCCTGCTTTGGTATGCCTCAACAGACAACTATCGATATGGATGCATGCTTAGGGGCTCAATTGACTCAGGTTGAATGGGTTAAGGACAAGTACCTGGTAACAGCCCAAAATCGTTTAAAACAAGACAATAAAGATGACCCTCAGCATCTACAGGAACTGACCACTGCTTTTGAGGCTGAAAATAAAGCATGGACTGATTTAATCGAGAGAGCTTCGGCGTCAGTGAAAGTTGATTATGCCGGCGGCACGATCGTTGGTTCGGAAGTTACAACACGCAAAATTGGTCTGTATGAATTACAAGTGCATGATATCTGGGAGCACTGGTTGCGATTTGAGGATTCAACACCTCCACTTTTACCAGAACCCAAGTTCAAATCTGACCAATAGTCATCCAGATTGTTAAAGAGCTAAGCGTCCTACGGGGCGCTTTTTTCATATCTGCGAATCATCCCGGTCTTCGTATGCCCCGGGCGGCTACTTCGTGGGCGTCCTGCCTGTTCGCTACTGATGAATAATATTAGACATCTTACATTTTGAGTCAAGTTGTATTAGTAAGTAATCTTACTTTTTATTGATTGGCACAAAAAAACCCGCTGGCTGCGGGCCTCGATTTGGAGGGGAATGTTAGAGGTCTATGATGATTTGCTTAACAATACCGATAAGGTTTGTATCTTGGCTAACCTCAATAGGCTTAAACGAAGGATTCAATGGGATCAGGTAGGAAAATGGTGGGTCGATTGCTAGCTTTTTCAGGGTCGCCTCACCTCCTGCGACTGTTTGCGCCACCACTATTTTCCCATTTGCCTCATCAACAAAACCGTATTCTGGCTCAACGATTACTATCGACCCATCTGGAATGCTAAGTTCATGATTCGACGTCATTGAATGGCCTTTTACTCTAAGAGCGAATGCCGATTCTGAAAGTTTTCGAGTCGTTTTAACGAGCTCATTCCCTGGATTTCCAATCACTTCAGTCCAATTCCCAGCCTGAACCCAGGAGATAACTGGCACCTCTCTGGTTGAGATGAGATTGATATTAATACCATTTTCAATATCTCCATTACCGAAAACCAACCATTCCGGCGAGCATTGAAGGCATTTACATACCAGTATCAGATTTTCACCAGATAACTTGGTTACATCGCTCTCCCATTGGGTGACTGCAGACGCGCTGACGCCAGCCCACTCAGCTATATCTCGCTGCGTAAGTTTCTTTTGCTTACGTCTAAATCTCAGTCTGCTGCCAACGGTATCCATATGTTCTCCTCGGATTGCACGTTAGCAATCTTACATTTAATTGACGTAAGCATGCTGTCCATATACGATGTAAGAATGCTAACTTTTAAGGAGGTGGTACATGTTAAAAACTCAGGTCGTCGAATACTACGGCGGCATTTCTAAAACCGCCATTGCATTAGGGGTTACCCATAGCGCGGTGTGTCAATGGGGAAATGTGATCCCTCAAAAACAGGCATTTGTTATTGAAAGAATCACAAATGGCAAGCTCAAGTACGACGCAAATCTCTACCTAAAGTCTACAGACCACGCCTCTTAACCGTAACTACAAACCGAATTTCAAAGGGGTAGGTATGAACCCGGAACAATTCATTAAAAACAATGTTGTTAAGGCGCTGCTGACTGATGGTTATTCAGCAGAACAGGCTGAGCAGGGGGGGGTAGAGGCTATTTCGTACTACCGGCGCTCATCGAAGCCGACAACCAAACGCAGGAACATCTTTGATGACTGCCTGGACCAGGCCAGAACGATTCTCAAGTACGGCAAAAAGAAAGGCACCAGGACAAAAGGGACTCTGATTTAAATGACAAATCTGAAAGAAGTCGTAAAGGCGATGTGCAAAGCCTACCAGGGTGGTCGCGAAGCAATGGCTGGCGCGCTGGGGATGTCTATCACCCAATTCAATAACAACCTCTACGAGAAGAACGGCTGTCGTTTCTTCGAAGTATCTGAGCTGGAAGCGATGGAAGACATTTCCAACACGTCGCTACTGGCTGACTACTTCGCCCGCCGTCGCGGCGCTCTGCTGGTGGATGTGCCGCACCTGGAAGAACTGGATCGCGTGGACTTGTTTAGTCGCGCAATGCGTACCTCAGCAGCCAGAGGGCAGGTGGATCAGATTATCGAACAGGCGCTTGAAGACGGGGTTATCGAAAGATATGAAGCAGAAGAAATCATGGTGCATCACCGCCGCCACCTGGCTGCGCGTGAAGAAGAGATCGCGGAAATTATCACGTTGTTTGCACGCAAAAAGAAGTGACGCCAGCGGGTTGCAGCCCCTGGCGTCGTGGCGTGTCGTTATCAGTGGAGATTACTAACGCATGAACAGTTTACCAACACAGTACCGCAGGTCGCAACTTGTAGCGCGTCCGGTTCCTGGTGGAGAAGGTCCGGTGCAGTTTGTGTATGGGGTAAGAGTACCAGGCGGGTTTGAGCCTGTCTGCTACCAGTTTGCTCAGTGGGTGGTAGGGGACTTTAACGGTCAGGCGGGGAGCGTATGCGAGAACTTAACCGATGGTTCAGAGATCACTACGGTGTGCCCGTCCGGGTCATACGCTGGGAGCCCCAAACACAACGCGTTATATACCTGCGTGAAGGGTACGAGCATGAGTGCTTCAGCCCAATCGAGCAGTTCAGAAGAAAATTCAGGGAAATAGAGGGGTCTTATGAGCCTGTTAATGCCATCAAGGCCGATAGTCATCAATCCTGACCTTGCGTACAGCATTGGCCTGAATGAAGCCATTGCGTTACAGCAGGTGAATTACTGGCTGAAGGAGACAACCTCCGGGCTGGAGCGTGACGGTGTGCGGTGGATCTATAACACCACAGAGCAGTGGCTGGAGCAGTTCCCGTTCTGGTCAGAGTCCACGCTGAAGCGCACATTCACCCGCCTGAAGAGCCTGGGAGTGCTCAAAATCGAACAACTGAACAAGTCCCAGCGCGACATGACCAACTACTACACGATCAACTATGAGAGTGAGCTTTTAGATGAGGTCAAAGTGACCAAATCGAAGGGGTCAAAATGCGCTGTTCCATCAGGTCAAAATGACACGATGGAAGAGGTCAATGTGAAACGCTCCACCAGGTCAAAACGAACCGCTCTCATCGGGTCAAAACGACCTGATGATCCTACAGAGATTACAACAGAGAGTACTACAGAGATTACAGGTAAAGACTCTTGTCCGGTTGCGCCGCAACCAGACGAGCCTGATCCGGCGTTTATCGTTCTGGATCATTTCAACAAGATGACTAACTCGAACTACGGGAAGAGCGGAAAGACCAAAACGACGCTGGGTTACATCCGAGGGCGACTTTCAGAGGATTACAGCCCTGAAGACCTGATGCTGGTGGTTGATTACCTGACCGAGAAATGGGCCAAAGATCCGAAGATGAGCGATTACCTTCGCCCGAAAACGTTGTTTGCCCCTGAGAACTGCGTTGAGTATTTCGATAAGGCGAAAAAGTGGGGCGCTGCTGGCCGTCCTGCCTGGGCTAACGGGAAATGGGTTAACAACGACCAGGCGTTTAAATCGAGCTATGCGGAGGTTAATTACACGGTTCCAGTGGGGTTCCGCTCATGAGCAAACCCTTCCTGAAGTGGGCTGGTGGAAAATACACCCAACTGGCTGACCTGTTCCGGTTTATCCCGGAGGGCAAGCGACTGATAGAGCCGTTTGTGGGCGGTGGTTCCGTCTTCCTGAACAGCGACAAGCATGCTGACTTCCTGCTGGCTGATGTTAACCCTGACCTGATCAACCTGTATCAGATGCTGGCACTGGTGCCTGACGCGGTTGAAAACCATGCTCGCTGGATGTTCGAACACATGGGGCATCCGGACGGATATGAACTGATCCGCAAAGAGTTCAATGCGCAGACCCTCGACACCACCGAACGTGCGTCAGCGTTCCTGTACCTGAATCGCCATTGCTTCAACGGCCTTATGCGTTACAACCTTGCTCATCAGTTCAACGTAGGCTGGGGAAAATACAAGGCACCGTACTTCCCGTTCAATGAGCTGAAGGCGTTTGCTGATATGGCTCATAACTGCGTATTCATGACCTCGGGATTCCGCCGGACCATTGACCTGGCCGGAGCGGGGGACGTGGTCTATTGCGATCCGCCTTATGAGCCGATGCCGGGAACTGCAGGATTTACCGCGTATGCCGCTGGTGGCTTTACCTGGGGTGACCAGGAGCTTCTGGCAGAGCGTTGTGTTGAAGCCCACAAACGTGGCGCGCGGGTTGTTATTTCAAACTCATCAGCCCCGAAGGTCATCGACCTGTACCGGGAGCATGGTTTTAACCTGGAATTTATCAAAGCGCGTCGTTCGATCTCCTGCAATGGCACCACGCGGGAAGTCGCTCGGGATGTCGTGGCGATCCTTTAAGGGGACTTCATGAAACTGACATTACCATTTCCACCAAGCGTAAACAGTTACTGGCGCGCTCCCAGCAAAGGACCGCTGAAGGGACGCCATATGGTTAGCGAGACTGGTCGCAAGTTCCAGAAAGCAGCCAGAGCGGCGATTATCGAACAGTTACGCGCGGTACCAAGACCGTCAAGTGACCTGGCAGAAGTTCACATTGTTCTGTACCCGCCGGATCAACGCCGCCGTGACATCGACAACTACAACAAAGCGCTGTTCGATGCGCTGACACAAACCGGTGTCTGGGAGGACGACAGCCAGGTAAAACGCATGCTGGTTGAGTGGGGGCCGTTGACGAAGAAAGGGAAGGTTGAGATTACGATTAAGCGATTTGTTGCCCCGGCAGTTGCAGCTGCCTGACAAGTGGAGAGCGTATGAACTCATTGATGAACACTAATAATAACATCGTCAGAATGTCCAGCCGTGACATCGCTGATCTGGTTGAGTCCAGGCATGATGATGTTAAGCGGTCCATTGAGCGCCTGGCAGAGCGGGGTGCAATACAACTTCCGCCAATGGCGGATGTTAAAAATCACCTTAATCAGTCGGTCACTGTGTACATGGTCGGTAAGCGCGACAGTTACGTTGTTGTCGCTCAACTGTCCCCTGAATTTACCGCCCGTCTCGTTGACCGCTGGCAGGAACTGGAGGCGGGGATCTCCCCGGCGATCCCGCAAACATTCTCTGCGGCTCTTAGGCTTGCAGCCGAGCTCGAAGAGGAAAAACAGCGTCTCTCGCATGAACTGGCTGTGGCGGCGCCCAAGGTAGACTTTGTAGATCGCTACTGTACGGCTAATGGGTCCATGTCATTTCGCCAGGTAGCAAAATTGCTGAGCGCAAAAGAGCCTGAGCTCCGCCTGTTTCTGATTGAGCGTGAAATAATGTACCGGTTAGGAGGTGTGTTAACTCCAATGGCCCAGCATATTGACGCTGGCAGGTTCGAAGTAAAAACAGGCACGTCGGCAACATCTAACCATGCATTCAGCCAGGCTCGATTTACCGCTAAAGGGATCCGCTGGATCGGTGGCCTGTGGACAGAATACAAAGCCGGGGGTAATGCCGCGTGAGAGCCTTATTGACTCCTGAAATTGCGCCCCGCCTGGGGGTTGTCTTGTTTCGCCCTGGTGCTGACCTTCTGCCGCTCTTCAGGCGCGGAAGAGTATTGATTGAATCAGAACCTGAGAACTGCGCGCACTATGCTACCGGGGCCATTCCGCCCGCTCATCAGTCCCTGGCCGACGATCCGCTACTGCTGCCGGTATTTGAAAATCAGCAGGTCATTATTCGCGCTGGTGGACTAGGGGCGCTTGAAGCTGAGTTATCCCGTTCTTTCGAATGCCAGTATCCGCACGGCACTTGGCATAGCGAGAATTTTACCGAGCTGCGACACGAGCCTGGTAGCATTCGCTTGTGCTGGAGCTGCGACAACTTGGTGAGGGATCAGTTTACTCAGGAACTGGCAGGTATTGCACGCCGAAACCTGGTATCCTGGCTGATATCAGTAATACGCGCACAACTGGGATTCAATGAAGACCATTTACTGACAATACCCGAGCTGTGCTGGTGGCTGGTCATTAACGACCTGGCTCATGTAATACCGGAAGGTTTAGCCCATAAAGCTCTTCGCTTACCAGCCGTTCCGCATCAGTCGGTGATGAAGGAGAGTGATATTACTCCGGGGCCCGCGGCTACCGAGGTAGTACAGAAAAAGATTCTGGCTTTACGCGTTGATACGGAAACACCTGAATCATTCATGCTGCGGCCAAAGCGTCGCCGCTGGGTAAACGAGCAATGGACGCGCTGGGTTAAGTCCCAGCTGTGTGTCTGCTGTAACAAGCAGGCAGACGACCCCCACCACCTGATAGGCCACGGACAAGGTGGAATGGGAACGAAAGCGCACGACCTGTTTGTGTTGCCGCTTTGCAGAGCGCATCACGACGAGTTGCACGCTGACACCGTGGCATTTGAACAGAAATACGGCTCACAGCTAGAGCTGATATTTCGCTTCTTAGATCGTTCGCTGGCAATCGGCGTGCTGGCTTAATTCAGTGGAGATGAGTTAATGCGTGATATGTATGAAGTTTTAGACCGCTGGGGCGCATGGGCTGCTGCTGACGGTAATGGTGTTGACTGGCAGCCTATTGCAGCTGGGTTTAAAGGGCTTCTGCCACACGGCAAAAAATCACGTTTGCAGTGTGATGATGACGAAGGAATCATGATCGACGTCTGTGTAGCGCGATTGCGGAAATATAAGCCAGAAGAGTATGAGTTGATAATTGCTCATTTTGTAATAGGCATCTCATTAAGAACCATCGCGAAGAAGTGGAAGTGTTCTGATGGGACTATAAGAAAAGAATTACATGCAGCATTAGGATTTATTGAGGGCGTGAAATCGACATTAACGATTTAATTAAATATTTTGAATAAAATTCCAGTGGTGCCGATACATACTGGCACCCAACTTAGTGACATAAGGAAATCTAAAATTAAATTAGAAAATTTAACGTTTTTTTTAAGTTCGCATTTGGCTTCTGTTAATCGTATTTTAATATCGGATTGTTCATCAATAATTTTATCTTCGATAGATGAGAATACAATATCTTTTGCATGTGTTATCCGTGTTAACTGTTTCTTTTGAGATAGTAGTGTTAACGTCATAATAATACTTGTGATTATGAGTCCCGTAAAAGTAATATATATTTCAATATTCGAATTTAATTGGTATATCGCAATCGAACCAATCATGGAAATCGGTATTGCTAAGGCTTTGTTAGTTATATCGGTTATGATTTTTGATATTTTATCTGCGTAGTCAATTTCAGTTTCGGCTATTTCCTTTCTTGCTTTTTGAAAAGAAAATGCAGACATGTATACAGCAAGGTTATTACGGTATAAATTACATATCAAAGACCAGTTTTTTATTATTTCGCTGAAGTCGTTCTCCGCTGAATTAATATATTCAATTAAGGTGTTTCGGAAAGTGTTTATTTTTTCATCATAGTGAAGATCGGTGCTTGGATCAATTGAAACCAAAGAGTTTATTAAGGCACAATCAATTTTTGGGTAAGATAAAACCTTGTCGTTTAAGACGGTTTCTATTACTGCAGAAGATGACTTTGATTCTGAATTCAAAACGAATACTAAACGGTAAAAATTTGAGTTTCCATTCTCTTTAATGTCATGGAAATGTGATAATTTTGATAGTGCAGTAATCATACTACATATAGATTCAATTTTCTCAATTTCTTCCGGCTTGTTATTCTCGCCATAAAAATAATCAGAATCAATGAGATAGAACTGGCTCGGTAGAGAGCCGCGCATTATTTTGTTTACTTTTAATAATTCATTTGCGGTCGAATAAAAACGTTCAGAACTTGATTGACTAACAAGGAAAGTAAAATTAATTTTTTCACCCTGTGATGGTATTTCATCTATACTTTGTATTTCTTCATCATCTATATCTAGGTCAAGAAAACGACCATAAGAAAAACCTCCAGATAAGATCGGTTTAATTATCGCTATAATGTTATCAGTAAATTCTAAAGACGCAGAAAATGTTTCACCATTGCAATCAGGTGTGCCGGATATTCTAAATAATTCGACAACAACTTTTAAACTATTCACTTTCGTTCTCAGTATTAATTGATATTGTTTTCTCTTTAAGAGCTGCTCTTATTTTAGATCTTGCTTCCTCAGGGAGGTTGTTAAAACAAAGATTGCCAGTTTCTTCGTCATAAAAAATTCTAGCATCAACATTATCGCCAAGAAGTTCTTTATCGAAGTTGAAACTATATAATGGGTTTTTATACATTACTTTTTTGAGTTTGTCTAGGGATGTTTTATTTATTACGAAATCTGTCGGTATACCAACACCCTCACTATTCAAGTGTTGCATCAATCCAGATAATATTTCATTTCTTTTCTCATCTGGAAAAATAGACAGTTCTTCAAAGCCAATAGCTTCTATATCTGACAAGCTGGCTGGCAAACTGGACTCATATTGCTTTTCGAGATATTTTATTATTTTGTTCCTAAATTCTTCCGCGATAGGGAGTGTTTCTGTATTTTTTTTGAAAAATTTCCTAGCTTCATTAGGGAGTTTTCGTGTGGCTCCTGCTGAAGCTAACCCTTTATCGCAACCAAGCGCAGCAATAAAATATGCAGACGCAGACTGCCCATTTGTTTTACTTATGAAGCTCAAGTAATTTATTTGCGATTTTTTATCATCTGGAGCTGATTTGTACTCGAAATAGCGATGAAAGTTGACTCTTGCTGCTTGATTTATATAGTTGAGTTCTAGGTGTATCATTTCTTCAGGGTTCAAATTGGCGCTTATGGTAACACCATTTTTCTTTTTTATCATTGTCACTAAAATAAATCGTAAACCTTGCAATATATAATCAGTAAAAACAACATAGCCACCTGATGACCAAGGTTGCTTTTTTGCCTCCTCGTACATTTGCTTCATGATTTCTTTTGTGAGGTTTATAAATGAGGAGGAATCAGATTTTTTATTATTGTAATACTTATCAAACAAATCTGGAACGGGGCCTCTGAGTGAGGGATCCGCTTTGAAAATACCATGATGTGCTAGGGAAGGTGCGAATAAGCAGGTCATTTCTTCCCAAGCTGACTCGCTGATTAAAATTTCGCGGATCTGGGCCGATTTTTTTCCCGCAAACACATCGAATCAGCCTATTTAGGCTATTTTTTCCACCATTTCTGGCGTTATTTCCGGTTTTTACTGAGATCTCTCCCACTGACGTATCATTTGGTCCACCCGAAACAGGTTGGCCAGGGTGAATAACATCGCCAGTTGGTTATCGTTTTTCAGCAGCCCCCTGTATCTGGCTTTCACGAAGCCGAACTGCCGCTTGATGATGCGAAACGGGTGCTCCACCCTGGCACGGATGCTGGCTTTCATGTATTCGATGTTGATGGCCGTTTTGTTCTTGCGCGGATGCTGCTTCAAGGTTTTTACCTTGCCGGGACGCTCGGCGATCAGCCAGTCCACATCCACCTCGGCCAGCTCCTCGCG